ATGCCATATCCTCTTCGTTGTTAAATACACCGAAAGAAGTACCACCAGCTCCGTAAGAGTTCTGAGCAGCAAGCATGTTATCAATACCTAAAGAAGTTGCGCGATCTAAGAACATCATGTTCTCTTCGATTGCTCCCTGCTTGTCTAGTTCTTGAAGAATGATATCAAAGTCACCAATTCCGTTAACTCCGAAATCTGCATCATTGAATACCAAACCACGATCTTCTAGCGCAGCGAATAAACCTTGAGTACCAGCAATAGTTTTTGAACCTGCAACTGCTGGAGCTGCTCCAGATGCTGTAAACTCAGTGCTAGCTTTTTCAGCTTCAACCATTGACATTTCAAGATAGTCATCAAAGCGTAGACGAGCTTCGTGCTCAGACTTTAAGTACCACATGTAACCACTAGTTCCCATTTCAGTTGTAACTTCAACCCAACCGATTTGAGCAACATCAGAACCATTCACTTCGAACTTATCGCGAAGAATAATTGGTTGATTGCTAAAAGTAGTGAAAGATGCGTCGATAGAGTTACCTCCGTCAGCTGAACCTTTTGCATACTCAGAACCATAAACAAAAATGCTTAGGCTGTTACCAGCACCAGCACGTAAAGCTACAGGCAGTAAAGCTCCAACACCGCCACCACCAGCAACATCACCATCATATACTTTAATGCTTACAGTTTGCAATGTACCTGCGCCATTAACAGCAACTCCAGTTACGAAAGCTTTAACAGTTGTAGGTCCGAAATTAACAACAAGAGTCATGCCCGGAGCTATAAGCGAAGGCGAAGCAGTAGTTTGAACAATTGTAATTGCATCACCGGCTACATTACCTGCTACCAAGTGAGTTGCATCATTTGGTCCGTATGCAATATGCAGACGTCCTTGTTCTGACCAAACAACTTGATCAGAAGCCATAGGCATTTCAGCGCCTACCATACGTAAGAAACCACCAATTGTGCGATTTCCAAAACGTTCAACTTCTTTCTCATATACTTCAGGAAGAAATTGTTGTGTAAAGTCCATTTGATTCACAGGAATATAATTGTCTGCGAACAACCCCTTTATAGGACGTGGGGTTAGGTGATTTAGATTTGCTAGGGTGCTTGGTGCCCCTGCGAATGATCCGTTTGCCATTTTGTTTTATTTTTAAATGGATTATTATTTTTTTCTTCTACTTTTGATCCGAAGCTTAGAAGAACTATCTCCCGAGTCAATTGCGCGTATAGTTGTGCCGTTAGAAGCTGTTACTTGTTCATGAACACCTCTCGCGTTCATATTAACATTCTTCGTTCTGGCCATGCTATCTTTCATTGCATCGGATTTACCTTGCTCATAAAAGTGTTGCGCGACTGAATCAGCATTCATTGCTGTAAACAGAGACTTATGGTATCCCTTGGCATCTGACATTTCATTCTTTTCGTTCAAGAACTTCTTGATAAAGTTGTTAATGTCGCCTTGAGTTTCCTTAACCTCACCTGCGTTTTTAACCTTATAGCGATATTTTTTATCTCCAACGTTGTAATCAAATCCTTGAAAACTGTCAGAAAAAACTTTATCACTAGCGGATTTAAAACGACTAGTTTGTCTTTCAGTAACTTTTGCTGCTTCTTCACTTTCTTTTGTATAGCGATTAAAGAAACTTACCGCTTTATTTTGTTCTGTAGTCAACTTTGACCCAGCTTTTATTTCACTGTAATATTTAGACTTAAGACCGTCTAAATGATTTTTTGCTTTAGAAAGCTCTTGTTTACGATTTAATTTTTTACGTCTAACATCTCTTTCATCATCCATGTCCTCGTCATACGAAAACTTGTCTTCTAGCAAAAAGCTTATATCTTCATTATCTAAAAGCGGATTAGCTTGCTGATAATACTCTCTTAGTAAAGAGTTTTCATCTAGCGATGCGTAATCAGTGTTTAGCTTAACATAATCCTCTAAGCTACCACCTGTTTCATCCATAAAGTTTACAACTTTTTGAATATTTTCAGGAAGGTCTACACCTTTGCCGATTGATTCTTCAATGGCGTCAGATACTTCTTCGTGCAATTGCTCAGTTACCTCTACAACTTCTTCTTCTGTAATCTCTTCTAAAAAGTTTACATTTTCTTGAACGGGTTCTTCATTTTGAACGGGCTCTCGTTGTTGTGGTACTTCCGCTTCCACTTTTTGTAAAGGCTCGGTTGGTTGATCTGCAACCACGTTTGCTGTTTCTTCGACTGTATCGGCATTAGCTTGTTCATTAAGTTGACGCATGTCTAGCTTAATATCGCCATCGTCATTTAAAGACACGGCAGATTGCTCTACCGCCTCTGGTTGTCTTTCTTCGTTAATTTCTTCACTCATGATATAATATTATAAAATTAGTACTCTTTAATTATTACCTAGGATCAAAGCTTCCTAAGCCCATACCGCCTCCTAGAGTATCGTTTCCTCCTGATTCGAAGTTAACGGGCGCTGAATCGTTTTGTCTTTGCGAAATCATTTCGCTTTGTTGCGTTGCTTGTAGTTTTGTTCTTTGATCTTTACGATCTTCAATTTCTCCTTCTTTGCGTTTTGTATTTTCAACTTCAATACCTTTAAGCTGCATATTGTATTGGAATTCTAATTCCATTAACTGCTTTTTAGCATCAACTTCAACCTGGATCTTTTGTGTGTCTATCTGACCTTTCAGTTGTTCTAGTTGTGCTTTAGACTGAGATAAAGCTTGATCTTTTTGCATTTCAATTTGAGCCGCTTGCTGCTGTGCCTGAGCGTTTGCTTGTGCTTGGGCTTGCATGTTTTGCTGTTGCATCAACTGATCTTTTTCTTGCTTCTGCTTACGTCTTAATTTTAATAGCTGATTAGCTAATTTAAGGTTTCTAACTTCACGAATGTCAATAGCATCTGAAAGATCTATTAAACCAGCAGACAGCGCAGTTTGAATATTGTTTTCAAGCATTGCTTTCTCCTCTTCGTCTGGTGTTAATGTTATTGAAATACCAAAGTCATGCAAATGCAATTCGGTAAGTTCTTCTAGTATACCAACATTGAATCCACCTATTTTTTGTATAAACGCTTCTCTAGCTGGGCTATACTCTATAATGTCAGATATACGCAGCGATAAGCTTTCAGCGGTTTCAGAGGTTAAGAACAACCCTGAATCTAATATATGTCTTGTAGCTGTGTTTGAGTTAGCAGCTGCCAATTTTTGCACGCCTACTAATGCTCTTGAGTCTGGAGTAGATGCGTCACGTGCTTCATTAAGCCCTGTAACATCACGTATCATCTGCAGATAATAGTTATACGTTTGTATAAGTGTTTGAAGTTTTTGTCCACCAGCACCAGTTTGTAAAGGCTGGATAGGCACTTTGCCTGGATTCACATCACCTTCTTGAGTAAACGATCTACCAATAACAGAACCTGTTTGGAAGAACATGTTCAAAGCCTCTTGAGGATTATAGTTTGTTCCATTACCTAAATCAATTTCCGCTAAACCATCCGCATCAAGATAAACACCATCAGGCATCATTCTTTGTAGCACCTGTTGCATTTTTAAATGCGTAAGCTGTATCATATCAGCAAAGCCAGTACAGCGGCTTACAATTGATTCTATGCGACCTTTATACATTCTAGGCGCAGTAATACTATAGTTTAATTTAACTTTGCTATAGTCACTTTTAGAACGCATCATGTTTTCAGCCATGTCCCATTTTAAAAGTATACTAGTGCCCAGCACCATTACACCTTCGTATAAAACCTCGAGCGAACGTGACATTTTGCCATATTCTGCTTCAAAGTCTTCAACAGGTGGATCAAATTGATCATCTCTTACAATAACCTTAGTGGCTCCAGTAGCTGTTTCTTTAACTTTATAAACCTCATTCATGTAGGTCTTATAATTAAAGTAAAGTATTTGCACCGTGTTGTTGTCTCTTTGATCGTATGCGCCTAGGCTTTGGTCATACACCCCGTAACTTTGCTGCCCGGTAGATTGTATATCAGCCATTTCATCTTCGGTAAGATTTGGAAATTGCTTTTTAAGCTCGTTTAAAGGAACCCACTTAACTTCACCTACATAATACACGTCATCAAAGTATGGTGACTCTGTATAAGAGTATACCATATTAACCGGATCAACATATTCTACTGTAACACCTTCGGATTCGTTAAAGTT